CTATATCAACAATAGCCCACGTCCATCATATACGCTCGAACTGTCGAGTCCGCTATTCCTCAACGCCCTATCCAGCGCCATGATCGTTGCAACAGCACCGTCGATTTTCTCGGTGCTTTTTTCTTTGTCTGGCTTTATGTTCCCCGCCGGATCGGTGCGGATGTAGATGTTATCTATATTCCAGCGAAGCACCGGCTGCCCACCGTGCGCGATCCTCTGCTCCAGTGTCAGCTTCATGAGCTCCTTTGTTGGTGGCGACATATCCTTGAATCCCTGACCGAATGGAACGACTGTGAATCCCATGCCTTCAAGATTCTGTACCATCTGCACCGCGCCCCAACGGTCAAACGCGATCTCGCGGATGTTGTACTTCATGCCGAGTTGCTCGATGAACGTCTCGATGAATCCGTAATGCACTACGTTTCCTTCGGTCGTCAGTAAAAATCCTTGTTTCTCCCAAAGGTCGTAGTTCGCATGATCGCGTCGCACACGCAGGGCGATGTTCTCCTCCGGAATCCAGAAAAATGGAAGAATAACGTATTTGTCTGTTTCATCCAGTGGTGGGAAAACAAGAACGAACGCCGTGATGTCCGTGCTGGACGAAAGATCGAGACCGCCGTAGCAGACACGCCCTTCTAGCGATATGGGATCAACCGAAAACGCGCATTTATCCCATATGTCCATTGGCATCCAGCGGATCGCCTGCTTCACCCACTGGTTCAATCGAAGCTGGCGGAACGCGTTCTCTTCGGCGGGGTTCTGTTGTGCGCTTTCGCACGCGGCTTTCACCTTGTCGATGCCCACCGTGATCCCGAGCGACGGATTCGCTTTCTTCCATACCTTCGGGTCTGTCCAGGAGTCGTTCTCCTCGGTGCCGTAGATGACCGGATAAAACGTCGGGTCTGTCTTCCTGCCGTCAAGTATGTCCTTCGCCTTCGAATGCACTTCCCAGCAGATGGAGTTGGTGTTGTCTCCCGCTGTGGTGATCAGAAAGTACAACGGCTGCATGCGTGCATCGCCGCTACCCTTGGTCATAACATCAAAGAGTCGGCGGTTCGGCTGGGTGTGTAGCTCATCGAAGATGACGCCATGCGTGTTGAAACCGTGCTTGCTGGCAACGTCGGCGCTGAGCACCTGGTAGTAGCTTCCTGTCGGCAAGTACACGAGCCGCTTCTGTGACGCAAGGATCTTCACGCGCTTCGCCAGCGCGGGACACAGAGTCACCATGTCCTTAGCGACCTCGAACACAATCGACGCCTGCTGGCGATCCGCCGCGCACCCGTACACTTCGGCGCGCTCTTCATTATCGCCGCAGGTTAAAAGCAGAGCGACGGCCGCCGCGAGTTCAGACTTACCATTCTTTTTAGGAATTTCGATGTACGCCGTGTTGAACTGGCGGTACCCGCTCGGCTTCAACGTACCAAACACGTCGCGGATAATCTGTTCCTGCCAGTCGATGAGCAGAAAAGGCTTCCCCGACCATGTACCTTTTGTATGCGAGAGGCATTCAATAAAAGTGACGGCGCTGTCCGCCGCCTGTTTGTTATATACCGAGTCCTTCGCTTTAAACGGAGTCGGCGTATACTTCTTCAGTTTTCGAATCAACGCCGCCTCCCTCCTCCGAGTATGAAAAAGGAGGCTCGTGTGAGCCTCCGTGTCGGCTTGGTTTGGTTATTGCACGCCGTTGGGGCAATCACTCTATCCGGTTTCTGAGCCGTTCAGTGGCGGCGACGTTGCGCGACGAGGCGTTGCTGCGATTTACGCTGGTGTTGCGTCCAAATCACTTTCTTGCACCGCAGCTTTCAGGATCTCAGCGTCGAAACCCGCCGTTCTATACCCTTCCAGAAGTTTGCTGTAGTAGAATGCGCTCGGTTTGTTTTGTGGTTTGTCGTTGACTAAGATGTAGACAAGCGCATCCACCATGAAACCATTGTGGTGTACTTTGATCGCAGCTTTCCGATATAGTTCCGGCACTCCGATCCATCGATCAAGCGCGGCCTCGTCTTGTGGGGTTATCTCCCATATGATCGCGGGTACGCTATGACCTTTCGTCTTCTCAATTGTCGCAACCGCGCTGGCATTGCCACCACGGAACGTGAGTCTGAAATTCTTCAATACCGTTGTGCCAAGCAGCCTTGCTGTCGGACAATGCTTCGCCATTTCGCTACGATTCAAGCCGTCACCATATGCGGCAAATACTCGATTACTCATTGTCCTCAATTCTCCGGCACTCATCTTCACCGAATACGACTCCAAGCGAACTACCACAATCCCAGTTCACATGTATCGTCCCGATGTCATCGACCATCGTTACCGTTCCGTAGTCGCCCGACCGCAGATTGGTGTAAGGATCGTTCATGCGAATCAGCATCACCCGAGTGCCGGATGTGTAATACGCTTTGAGCTGTTTCAGCATTTCCGGATGAATGTTCACTCTTCGTCACCTACTTCCCGCGAGGTGCGAAACGCCGCGTTACCAGAAAGATGTTTCAGCAGGATCTTTCGTGCTTCCTTGTACTGCGAGCCGATAAATCCAAGTCGTAGCAGGAAGCAGCGAAAGGCGTACTTCTCGTTTTCGACTTCCTGTTCCGTCGCGCTGACGCGCTTTTGTGTGCGAGCCAGTTCGCAAAGCCCCTGTACCAGTTGGTAGTAGGCGGCGATCTCAGCCTGATCGTCAGTCAGTCGGAACCACCCGAACTCGATCCTGTCAGAATGTTCTTTGATCGGTAGGCTGTCCGTACCGAGCACCTTTTTGAGCAGGGTTTCCTTGCTCGCGGTCAGCCGCCTCAGGTTCTCCATGGCGGTCGGCGTCATGCCATCCTTCGGCAGCTCGACTGCGAGTCTGTTGGGATCGGCTGTACGAGGTGTTGCTTCTTTCAGGTGATCCGACTCATCCGCTTTGGGTTCAGCGAGCTTTGTTACCTCACCGACCCGTTCGCCGATGAAACCATCGTGTGCCAGCTCGCGGACCAGCATTTCAATCTGCGTCTCATCTGTGCCCTCCGGGCAAGTGACCGTTCCGTTCTTGTCGATCGTGTAAGCCGCTACCTGAAACGCGAAGCTCGGCGCGCCAAGGTAGCGCGTCGTGTCCTGCAATGTATCACGCATGACCGCGACAAGCGCCTTCCGTCTGTTCCCTGTAACGTTGTACTTGATCTGCATTGTGAATACCTTCCTTTCGATTTGGTAGTCACATACATTGATCAAAAAGTTGTGAATATCAAGCTATTTCGTCTGTCTCCCCTAACCTCTGACGAAGTTCAGTGAAAAACACCTTCCCATTGATTGGCTTGCCATAAAGCAGGCATTCTTCTTCAAAAGCAAAACGGGCTTCGAGCTGTTCCACGCTGTAGTCGGGACGAAATTTTCTCCAAGTCCGTTTATCCCATGATTTCAGTCGCTCCCATAGTTCCGGATAGTTCTTCATCAATTGTCTCAACTCCGTCAGCGATTGAAGCGGGCAGCACCAGCAGGAAACACGTCTGAAATGCTCATACAGTCCGTCCCAATCATAACCATGGTCATAACAATATTTCAGGCAATCCGCTTCGGTCATACCCCAATCCACAAGCGGATGAACATGATTTGCGATTTTGTTCCGTGGACGCTCAAGTCGATATTGCTCATCGACGGCAATACCGACATACTCTAGAACGTCATATTTTTCACGCAGCGGGCGCAGAAATTTTTCCCGCGGGGCGTCCTTCAACATTGAAGTGCACCAGCGCATTTGAGGACCCGCCCAACCATAACCGTTGAGAATATTCCCGTAACGTCGCAAAAGCTGTGAATCGTCTTTTCGTTTTACCGGAATATCAAACATCAGATATTCGTAAGATTGCTCACCGCAGATTCGCGTAATAGCTCTGCAGATATCATGCTCCAGCAAATTAAGATGTTTATACATCGCTGGAAATTCAAGTCCGGTATCGCAATACAAAATGATGTCTATCGGCATCTGCCTCTCTAACATCATCAGCAACATCGCCGTCGAATCCTTGCCGCCGGAAAGTGACACTACATTCAATTTGGGTTTAATCATCGGCGGAAACTTCCGCGTACTTCAACGTAGCGCCGTTGCGGATAAGGGAAACACAGTCTGAACCACCAACTTGCTCGATATACCGTTCCACAATCACGTCGCAGTACTTCTCGTCCAGCTCGATCATGCGACAGACGCGATCGGTCTGTTCGCAAGCGATCAGGGTACTGCCGCTGCCACCAAACGGGTCGAGCACGACGCAGTTCGCCATGCTGGAGTTCAGAATCGGATATGCCAACAGCTCCACCGGCTTCATGGTCGGATGGTCGGCGTTCTGCTTGGGTTTGTCGAACTCCCAGATCGTCGTCTGCTTCCGATCGGCATACCACTCGTGTTTTCCCTTTTTCTTCCAGCCGAACAAGACAGGCTCATGACGCCATTGGTAAGGGCTCCGCCCCAGCACCAACGACTGCTTCTTCCAGATGCAGGTACCGGACAGATAGAACCCCGCTTCCGAGAACGCTCTTCGGAAGTTCAAACCCTCGGTATCTGCGTGGAACACATATATCGACGCGTCATTCGCCATGCAGGCTTCCATGTTCTGAAACGAAGCGAGCAGAAAGTCGTAGAATGCGGAGTCGGGCAGGTTGTCGTTCTTGATCTTTCCCGCACCGCCTTCGTAGTTCACATTGTAAGGGGGATCGGTAACCACGAGATTTGCTTGACCACCATCCATGAGAAGCTCGAACACATCGTGTTTCGTGCTGTCGCCGCAGACAAGCCTATGCTTGCCGAGCAACCAAAGGTCGCCCGGTTTCGTAATCGCAGGTTCTTTAAGCGCGGCATCTACGTCGAAATCGTCGTCCTGCACGCCTTTGCGCTGCGCGTCCTTGAACAGCGCGTCCAGCTCGGGAGCGTCAAAACCGGTCAGAGAAACATCGAAGTCCGCGCCCTGCAGATCTGCGATCAGCAAAGAGAGCTTATCCTTGTCCCATTCGCCGTTGATTTTGTTTAGCGCGACGTTGAGCGCTTTTTCTTTGTCCTCGCCCATTTCCACGACAACGCACTCGACCTCGGTTACGCCGGTGTCGATCAGCACCTTCAAGCGCTGATGTCCGCCGACGACATGGCCAGTCGTCTTATTCCAGATCACCGGCTCCACATACCCGAACTCCGAGAACGAGCGCTTCAGCTTTTCATATTCCGGATCGCCGGGTTTGAGATCTTTACGTGGATTGTAAACCGCTGGGATGAGCTTATCGACCGGCAGTGTTTGAATGACCATGCTGGATTCCTTTCGACACGATTTTTCGAAGTCCGGCCTGCGCCGCAGGAAGATTCCCTGCAAGCGCCTGCCCCCGCAGCGTCTTGCGCTGCTGGCTTGTCAGGCGATGGTGTCGAAGCGAATGAATAAATGCCTGTACTTCGTCCACACTCATTTCCCTCTGCGCGCAGTCAGTAGGCGCTCCATAACATCATCCTGCGGATTGGAGCCGGTGTAGTCGCCGGCGCAGTTTTCTTTCACGATCTGGAAGATCTCATACCAAAGCCGGTTTGTTTGCGCCATATAGTTTTGGCTCATGGCCACATAAGGCGACTGGATTGCATTCCCCGTCGTCGGATGTTTTGCAAGGAACCCGTACTCTGTGATCGCCGCTTCACACTGGATCCATCGCGCGGCGCTCATGGCATACCGTTCCAGCACCTGTGGGGAGACGATGCTCGTACAGCCGCGTTCGTCCAGCCAGCTCCAGGTCTGCTCATATATTTCCGACGCAATGAGCGGCTTCCCGTCTTTTTGTACCGCGGAGAGCATCGTGCTGGGTTGCGGCATTTTCACACCCTGAAACTCAGCAGCGTTCGGAAATTCCACAACGGTCAACTTACGCTTGCCGGGATTGCCATCAAGCATCTTATCCGCAAGCGGTTTTTTCTTTTGACCCGCGCCGGGACGTGCCCCTCCATGACCGTTTGGCATTTCCATTTCCTCCCATAAAAAATAGAGGCCTATTCAACCTCTTGAAACCGCGAAAGTTTGTACACGACCCGACCGCGTTGTCCAGTTACAAAGGTCACAGAGGTGAAATTGCCCCCACCGGGTCATTTCGTGTGCTATTTCTGTCTTGAGTTGGTGCTTCCGATCGTAATCTTCGAATGGCAGCTCTTACAAAGCGCCATGAGATTGCTCTCGTCGTTCGTACCGCCGTTTGCCAGCGGCTGAATGTGATGCACTTCATCGGCGGCAGTCAGCCTGCCTTCGCTCTTGCACTGTTCGCACAAAGGGTGCCGCAATAAAAATCGCGCGCGGAGTTTCTTCCACGCGCGACCGTATCGTTTGTTGGTGTCCGGGTCACGAAGGTATCGGTTGTACTGACGCTCTGCATATTGTCTGTGCTCGTCGCAATACCGATTGTCGGTCAACTTGCCACACTCCGGGAAGGAGCAAGGACGTTTAGGTTTTCTCAGCAACTAATACACCTCTGGAAGCGAGCAGAGGCTTTCGCTCACACGATAGCCTCCCTTTTTTTTTTCTCCATTTTGAATAAGATCACTTATTCAGATGACTTTCAATGTCTTCTGCCGACATCTTTTTATAGAATAGTCCGGTGCTCAAAAGCACCTTCATATTCGGGCGGCAACCCGCGCACACATACTTATTCTTAGGGATGTAGCTGATCTGTTGTACTTCCGTTCCGCAAAATCGGCACGGAGGATAATACAGCATTCTCCCGGCGGTTTTAACGATGCGTACACCATCTCGTAAAGCTTCCAGATAACTCATTCCTTTACCTCATATGGCACGCGGATACTTTTCAGCGCAAGCTCATGCAAGCGAAACATATGCCGTTGCGTGTAACCCAAATCAGCAGCTACTTCTTCCCACTGCTTGAAACACAAATACCGCAGTTCAAGTATCGTCTGGTACTCCGTGTTCTCCACACGCTTGATCCGCCGTGTGATGTCCGCCTTGAGATCAACGAGCGCATCGATATCTTCATTGATCTCGCTCTCTAAATCCACAATCTTCGCGATCGCATCCTCCATTGTATGTGGATAGCGCGTCGCGGGTTTAGGTGCTCCGCTCAGTGTCGCTGTCGCTTTACCCAGCAGGTCACGCAGCGCCATCACTTGAGATAGTTTGCCGTTGATACGCTGATCAATCCGGTAGGCCTGCGATAAATATTCCTTTGCGGTCATGCTATATTTTCTCTCTTTTCCACGGCATTTTTCCGCCGTAAAATTTTTCAGATATCTCATGCTGTCTTGACTCGGGCATGCGCCGCACCCGTTCATATGCAACCTCGATAGACGCTGTCTGCTGCTCTCGCGTTAAATAGAACGAGCACCGTTTGGAGCACCGCTTATTGCTCATGATCTTGCAGCCATTGGACTTGAAATGAAATACGCACTCATTTAGACTCACTTTAAGCCGCCTCCTTTCGGATATCTGCACGTACCGCATCTAACAAAGCAGACTGCGAAGCGTTCTTCTCCTGCAGCGATAGTAGCACCCGTTCATCCAAGGTTCCCTTTGCGAGAATGTGATGAACCACCACGCAGGCGTCCGGCTGGCCGCTTCGATATAATCGGAAGTTGGTCTGCTGGTAAGCTTCCAGTTTCCAGGGCAGCCCAAACCAGATCAACGTGGAGCCTCCGTTTTGCAGATTTAATCCATATCCCGCGGAATCCGGATGGATCAAAGCAAGCGGTATTCTGCCTTCGTTCCAATCCCGGATGTCGTTTGACGCACGGATCACTCTTGCCATCGGAAAGCGCAACCGGATTCGATCAAGATCATGTCGAAAACTGTACGCCACCATGACTGGTTTCCCGTTTGCCGCTTCCAGCAAATCCTCTAAAGCGTCAAGCTTGCGATCGTGGATCTGCACATATCCTCCATCTTCCGAGTAAACCGCGCCATTGGCCATCTGGAGCAGTTTTACCGTCAAGCTGCCAGCAGACTTTGCGTCGATCTCACCATCGGGCAATTGAAGGATCAATTCCCGCCGCAATTCTTTGTACAGTGCCATCTCCGCATTCGAAAGCTGAACGTACACAATATTATCTATTCGCTCCGGCATATCGACGTGGTCTTCGCTCCGCATGGAAATCGTTATATCGCTGATCTTTTGATAAATTTCGTTTTCCGCGTTCTCGCGCGGCTTATATGAGAAGACTTGCTGCATGTTTCGCTTGTCCGGCACAAAGTATGTGTCCCTGTATCGGCCGATATATCGCCCCAGCCGTTCCCCCATATCCAGCAGTCCAATCTCAGCCCACAGATCCATCAAGCCGTTTGAGCTTGGCGTGCCCGTAAGCCCGACGATCCTTCGCACAGACGGGCGTGCCTTTCGCAATGCCCGAAACCGCTCGGATTTGTGTGACTTAAAGGAGGAGAGCTCATCAACGACGATCATGTCGTAGTGAAAGGGCAGCCCAGAATCGGAGATCAACCATTTCACGTTCTCGCGGTTGATCAGATACACATCTGCTGTTTTGGATAGAGCCGACCTGCGTTCTTTCTCCGATCCTATCGCAGCCGACCAGCGCAAATGGCTCAGGTGATCCCACTTCTGCAGTTCCGAAGGCCATGTATCTCTGGCTACCCGCAGCGGAGCTATGATCAGCACTCTTCCGATCTCGAACCGGTCGAACAGCAGCTCCGCAACCGCCGTTAATGTAATCACGCTCTTGCCCAAGCCCATATCCAGAAAAATGCCTGTAGCCGGGTGGGACAAAATGAACTCCGTTGCAAACGTCTGGTATTCACGCGCCTCGTATTTCACGCAGCATCCCTCCGATCTGGTCGGCTCCGCTCAGACAGTAAACTGAAAAGCCTAACGCTTCCAGTTGTGCTTTTCGTTTACGCTGCAGCGGTCGCAAATCTTCATCCGGCACTTTGCATTCCACAAACGCGATCCGCCCATGGGGTAGCAGTACCAACCGATCCGGCACACCGTCCAACCCCGGGGAGATGAATTTCATGGCAATCCCTCCCATGTCCATGACGGCACAAACCAGTTTGCGTTCCAATGCTTTCTCCTTCATGTCGGATAAACACCATGTTTAGAGGCAAAACACATTTGACTGCTTTTGGAGTCAAACGAGGTCTTTTCATCGCTCATGCAAGCGCATTTTACTCCCAAATCCAACACAATCCACATGTTTTGCTGCTTGGTACAGCACCGTTCAGCTCCGAAATAACCTCTCATCTTCTTTCTCCTCCTTGGAACAAGGGAACAACGGAACAACTTTTTCCCTATATTGCTTACGCGCGTGTATGGGTGCACACAACATTCTTTCTCTCTTGTTTTTCAGCCATTTTGAATATAATGGAGTTTAGTTGTTCACTTGTTGCCACTCATTCGAAATTCCGCATACAATCTGGGTTTATGTGTTGGAACAAGTTCGTCTGTAAATGCGCTGCCGGCCATACAGGGCCAATCGCTTCATTTCATGCGTCCGCTCCCAGCCCGAGACCTTCGTCATGAGGGCGGCAAGCGCGTAACTGTCGGCCGGTTTCAGCTCAGAGATATTGCGGCCCAAGCACTCGCTCCAGATTTCGGCATTGGAAACCTCCATACGCAAGGTGACGCCTTTCGGGTTGGTGGGGGCACTTCGATCCGAGATGAAGTTCCTGCGCTGGTAGACGTCCATCGTGTCCCAGTACTCGGGTAAGAGCGTATTTAAATACTCCTCGACCATACCCTGCCGTTCATCTACCTCCATAGCATCCCGCTGCGCGGATTCGGCAATCCTGATCAAGTCGCCCTCGAGGTACAGCTTTTCACCGCTTTCGTAGATCGCCTTGGCTTCCGCCCAGATCTGGTCGCGCTCCTGCGTTGAGAGACTCCATTTCTTGACCTGTTCCTCCTGATGTACCTTCACGATCCAGAAGCGGCGATTGCCGGTGATGTCGCGCAGGTATCCGCGCTCGCCGTTGACTGACCCGATTATGATGCACTGACGAGGATGGCTCTCCACCGTCTTGCCGTAACTCGGCCGATATTTGTCGTCAGACGTAGAGAGGAATGCCTTCACTTTCTCGATATCGGCTTTCTTCATGCCCGCCAGCTCACCAATCTCAACCACCCAGAACCCCTGCAGCTTCTCCGCGCCGGACTTATCGTCCATATCGGTCAGCGAGAGTGTTTCCGAGTAGTATTCGTCTCCTACGATCTCTTTGAACAGTGTGCTTTTGCCGATACCCTGCACGCCATCGAACACGAGAACGCTATCAAACTTCGTGCCAGGCTTATAGATGCGCGCAACCGCAGCCGCGAATGTCTTTCTGCTGACCGCCCGAACATACGGATTGTCGTCAGCCTGCAGGCACCGTACGAGCAGTGTTTCGATCCTCGGCACACCATCCCATTGCGGCAGAGAATTCAGGTAATCGCGTATGGGATGAAAACGTCTGTCGTCCGCAACCTTGGTAAAGCTGACGTCGTGGTTCCGGCTGGAGAAGGAAACATAGCAAACATCCAGCAGGGCCTTTAGTTGCGCCGTATCCGCGTCCCGCCAATAGCGGTTGTCGCTCGGCCGTTCCCATGGCGTTGCGCCGGTGACCTGTATACGGTTTGCAAACTCGTTATACGCAAAGTTCGCGAATTCCGGATCGTTCTGCAGGATGAGCACCTCGTTCCAGACGCTGTTTTCCAGTACATGGCTTTTGGGTTGATACTTGAGCAATGTCCGCCAGTCCTTGTCCTCGCCAGCAAAGTCAGCAGCGGCTTCCGCCCTGCGTTCTTCGTCGATTTGGATTTTCACCTTGTTGAGCGATACCGCAAACTCGCACATCGCCTGATAGGACGGCAGCTTATTTACTGGCAAATTATCTGCCGCCCGATCATCCATATCCCGAAATCTGTGGATTCGGACAAGATCAAACGCGTTGAGCAGCTTCCCGTTTGCCGGATCGGTCGCATGATGGCTGTAAGCAAATTTCCCGTCATATACAACAACCCCGGCGCAGCTGTCGGCGGGTATGTAGTCATATCGACCTTCCATAACGCTCGGTTCATATACATCCGGCAGGAAA